AAATAGGTACTACCTAAAACTTTTTAACTATTTTTTCCCCCAATCCTCGACACGGGCCTGATGTATACAACGTGGTACACCAACAGGGATGCAAGGATGTACGCAATGAAATATTCAAGGCGGGGGCGCGTTCAAGTGTTGACAGTTGGTCATGAAAGTGCTATACTGTATACAGTAAGAGAAAGGAGCAAAGACCATGAAGAAGACCATTAAGACCGAAGAGCTGTTGAGTGCCATTCAGAAAATCAAGGAGCAGGCAAAAGGGCAGTATGAGAGCGCAGAGAATGAGCAGATGAAGAGCCACGGTTACGGCATGGAAGACGCAATGACCGTTTTGGAAGTTCTGTTAAAGCTGTAAGAGAAAGGAGCAAATGACATGAAACTTTATAACGTCTATGTTTACAGCACCCGTGACGGGCTGGACGTCTACATGGTCAGGGCAAATGACCCCGTAGATGCCCGCAATGTAGCAGTTCAGCGGCTCATTGATGAAACCGGGGATGGGTTGGATGTCTGGGAGATTTGTGAGGTCATCGAAGTAAAGGAAGGAGTCAAGGCATGATTAAATTCACCGACAAGATGCTTAGTGCATTGAGCACACGGGGGCGCTATGTTGCCGCCCGTAGAATGTACACATACAATCCCGCTGAGAAGGTCGTTCATGTGTGGGAACGCAATGTTGAGCTTGGAGACTTCGAAGAGGTGACGCGTCAGCGGTACGACGTTGAAGCACATATAGCTATGAGGGGGTTATAATATGAAAATCTATATCAAGCGTTCCATGTATGAGGTCTTGGAGAACGGCAGGCCAGTCATTGCTGACAAGTTTATCCTTCGTCCGATTGCAGAGCAGTCTCCGCAATACGCAATGCTGTATAACAAGCTCACTGGCGATATGAGCAAAGTAGAAGTGGGGTGGAGAGCATGAAGGTCGGCGAATTGATGAGCAAGTGCTATAACTGCGATTATTGCCGTACCAATGTCACAATCTTTGACGGATACAATGGTATGATGCAAGGCGTTCCGAATGCGATTCCTGAGCGGGTGAAAGATATGTATGTCCGTAGTTTCAAGACGGGCCGAATGAAAAATGGACGGTTTGAGACGTTAGTAATCACTATCGAAGGGAGCGATAAGTTATGATTCAATATATCAGACCCAGTTGTTGGGAATGGATTCTGGCAGACCTGAAGAGAAAGGAAGGGACGAAGGAGCGGTGCATCTGGGGCGGATACCGCTACTATATTCACAGGGTATATGAATGCACCGCAGTCTGTCGTTGCCCTCAGTCTCAAGAGCCTACCTATGAAGCAGATGAACTTGTAGCATACTTCGCAGAGGGGGAGTTCTGAATGCTGACAGCTTATCAATTTTCCTGTATCGCACCCTTTGCGGCGTTCCTGCTCATCGGTGCGGTCATTGTCGGGTATGCAGAGTGGAAAGGATGGTTTTGATATGAAGATGAATCAGTGGTATTTGTATGAACAGGAAGAGGACAACACAGACCGTTTCCACCGTCACGTCATGGAGTGGGTCGAGATTCTGAGCTTGCTCCTGTCTCTGGTCTGGGGCGTCGTCGGTCTGGTTTTCTTCATTCAGCTCATGGAGACGTTAGGGGGTTTGTTTTGATGGTCGTGTTCATGTACGGGTACGGACAGCCGAAGAAGGGGCAGTTCAAGCGCCCTATCTACGCGGGTGCAGTTCAGGTAAAGGATGGCACAGAGCTTGACCTTGCATTATATACACTGTATGCTGGTCTTAAAGTCAATGGGAAGTCTCCCACGGTCACGGCGACGAAGAACGGCATTCGATTCACATACACGGCAGAGAGGTGAACAGCATGAAGAAAGCAAAGACAGACACAGGGCTTATCAAGAAAGCCCCCGATGCAAGGGCGCGGGTATCTAAGAAGACAGAAGCAAGGAATGCAAAGAAGACAAAAGCGAAGGACGCCAAAACGACAGAAGCGAAGAAACCACGGAAACAGGGCGGCAAGGGACGCCCTTTTCGCTCTCATGACTGGGGAACATACGCGCCCGGCAATAAAGCCCCCCGTATGTACTCCGAAGATGAGTTAAGGGGCATTGTGAAGAAAGCCGCAAAAGCGGCGAACACCCGCATTCGCACCCTTGAGAGGAAAAGCCTGTCCGGTAAGTCACCCGCTTATAAGTGGCTACAGAAGCGGACAGAGCAGGAGAAACCCCGCTTCAAGGAAGGTGTAACGAAGATGACCCGGGCAGAGCTTGAGAAGCAGTTTATCAGTCTCCGGGAGTTCATGATAAAGAAGACGTCCACTGTTACGGGGTATCGTGAATCCGTCGAGAAGAAGGTAGAACGTGCTAGGGAGATGGGTTTCACCGGAACGCCCGAAGAGCTTGGTGATTTGTTTGACCGATATATGACTGAGAAGAATGAGCAGTTGTACGGCTCTGAGGTCATATATCAAGCAATTACCAGTAATCAGATAGAAAACCTACAACAAATCGCGCAAGAGTTTCAAGGTAGAGTAGAAAAGGATAAAATGCAGGGTGCGATAATCTTGCAAATGCTTCGTAATAGGCGGGGAAAATAATGCGATTTAGTCAAGATATTCTAGTGTGTGAGACGGGGAAAGAGTTCATGAGCTACATGAACTTCCAGCCGCGCACGGCTTTCCAGAGGGGAAAGCACGTCGAATACATTGACGTAACTTGCACATTTGATATTGAGACAACGAACAACGACGCAGACGGGTTTGCATACAGCTTTCAAATGTGCATCGGCGGCGTGGTCATAGTTCCCCGCTATTTTGAAGACTGGGCAGAGGTCGTGGAAACGCTCTGTGATAAATGGCATATCACGGACAAAAGGAAACTCGTGGTGTACGTCCATAATCTGGGATATGAGTTTACCTATCTTATCCAGCTTTTAACGCTTCGCTGGGGTGATTGCAAGGCGCTTTATACCAAAAGCAGAAAACCCCTCACCCTTGAGTTTTCAAACGGCATAGAGTTTAGGGACTCTCTCAAGCTGTTCCAAAAGTCTCTTGCGAAAGCTACAAAAGGGTGTAAGCACGAAAAGCTGAAGGGAGACTTAGATTATACCGTATATCGCACCCCAGATACACCCCTTGATGATAAAGAGTTTGCCTATTGCGTCAATGATGTCTTGGGACTGTATGAAGCAATAGAGCGGATGAAGAAAGAACACGGATTCAATGAAGCAACAATCCCCCTCACAAACACGGGCCTTGTTAAGCAGGAAGTAAACAAGAATCTTAACAGAGATAAAGGGTTTGCCAAAATTAAGAACGCCTTGACGCTTTCCAAAACTCAAACCCTTATTGCATATAAGGCAATGGCAGGCGGCGACACACACGGTTCAAGATGGAAAGCCGGGTATACCTTCAAGAATTGTAATTCCTACGACTTCAAGAGCGCTCATCCATCCCAGCAGTTGTTATGGAAGTTTCCCACCGGAACGCCATTTGACCTTCCAGAGAACACCCCCGAAGAGGATATGAACGCCCTGATAGACGCGGGCATGGGCTGGATAGGTAAAATAGCAATCACTGGACTCATCATTAAAGATGAATGCCCAGACCCGTGCATAAGTCGGAGTAAGTGCATCAACAGTGAAATTATCGGTGAAGAGGATAACGGGAGAGTGTTGGACGCCGACGGAACACTCTTGCTGTACTGCGATTCAAACGACTGGCAGAGAATCCGGGACGGATACAATTATTCTGAAATGGTTGCTGTTGAATCATTCGCTTTTCGTCTGGCTTATCTGCCTGACTCCTTCCGTTGCACGATTCTTGATAAGTTCCGTATCAAAGAAACAATGAAAGGTAGCCCGGAGTATGCCTTTAGTAAAATCTGCGTGAACACAATCTTTGGTGCAACAGCCCAGAAGCAAATACGGGATGAGTATACAGCAGACATTGGTGATTCAATCGAGTTTGAGAAACAGAGCTGGGAAAAGAACTTGGATGAAATGACCGATGACGAAGTAACCAAAGCCCAGACGAAGAAGAACACCTTTCCTTTCCTCTGGGGTCTATGGACTGCCAGCCTTACACGACTTAAGTTGTGGCGTCTATTGAAGATTGTTGGCTGGGATAAAGTCATATACTGGGATACTGATTCCTGCAAGTTTGAGGGTGCGAAAGTCCCGGCAGTGGATGAGTACAATGAAGAAATCAAACGACAGTGCATCGCCCGAAAGTGCGTCGTCCAGAAAGACAACGGTAAGTGTGTTTATATCGGCGTCGCAGAGGATGAACACCCACAGGCTGAATATGGGCATCAGGAATTTCGGTTTCTTCATGCAAAGTGTTACGCCGCACGGAACTGCGACGGTGTTCTGGAAAGCACGATTGCAGGCGTCGGCAAAAATGAAGGCGTCGCCGCCCTCAAAGATGATATTGAAAATCTGAATGAGTTCCTTATTATTGAAGATGCAGGCGGGCAGATGCTCACTTATCACGACGCGCCGCCCCGCCTGCGCACCGACTTCGCAAAACCTACCATGTCCGCGTCTTGGATAGTAATGAGTCCCCGTCGGTATGAGGTGGGTGGAGTAAACACAGAGAACATCGATATAGAAAGGCTGGGATAATATGTTACACTTTATCATTTCTCATCTGTCAGACATTTTCATGATTCTGTGTGGTATTTTTCTGGGGGCATTTATCATTGTGCTGGAAGTATATTTAGGGACACGGATTGAAAAAGGTCTTTTCCCTCATCTGCTGTATATTCTTTGCGTTCTGGCTTTTGACTCGTTCCTTTTGGCATTTGTGACACTCAAATAAGAAAAGCCCCCGCCGAAGCGGGGGCTTTTTGTTGTTAGAGGTTGTCGGGTTTGCTGGCGTCGTTCTGATACAGCAGGATATAGAAAGGAGAGTCAGGCGTAAAGGCGGGCTTGAGCGTCACCCGAAGAGTAGGCATCATGTTGTAAGCCTGCCCCCAGTTATTATAGCTGGCCTTGATGTTCGTCTTGTCAACCTCTGTGCCGTCCGGCTTGAAAATCCGAACAGTGCCGCCTTCACCGTATCCCAGAGAGAAGGGAGAAGTATTCGGATTCTTGCGAAGGCCGTTACCAGCCGGGAAGACTCCGAACAGCTCCATAGTGCCGTCTGCCTGTTTGTTCACGGCGGCGAACATTGCGACGCACTTCGTTCTCTGGTAACTGTCGGCCCACTGGTCAACCTTCTTATTGATGAGTTCATCCTGTGCGGCCTGCTCAGTGGTATAGGTGGTAGTGTTGACTTTTGCAGAAAGCCCATTGTCGACATACACTTTGGTAGCGTAGTCGTCAAGGCTGGGAATGTCGGTCTTGTTGGCCTTGTCAGTCTGCAAGCTGGCAATAGCGGTATCCTGTGCCGCGTCTTTGGCATCGATACGCTGAATAGTGGCGGCGTATTCCTGCGGGTCGATAAGCTCAAGATGCTCTACCTTGTCGTCAACGGCGGCAATGGCAGTATCCTGAGCGGCGTTCTTTGCCTTGATGTCGGCGATGTCCTGCTTGTTGGTGGTGTTGTCCGTCTCAAGGGAAGAGATACGGCGCTCATGGTCGGAAAGCTCATCCGAATGCCGGGCCAGCTCCTGAGCGTTGGCGGCGATGAGTTCCCCGTTTGCCAGTTCTGCCGCTTTGGCGCGGTTTGTCTCCGCCGTCAGAGCGGTATTGGTGGCATCGGTCTTATCATCGAGTGCATCGAGACGCCCTTCGGCAGTCGTGGCGCGCCCTTCCAGTGCATCGAGCCGCCCGTCCTGCTGTACGTCCTTCTGCTGGATATGGGCGATAGCGTCCGCGTTCTGGGCGATTTTTGCTTCGTCTTCGGTAAGGTCTGCCCGGAGTCCTTCGGTCGCAGAGGTGAGCCGCTCGATTGCGGTATGATTGTCGGTGACTTCCGTATGAAGAACGGAAAGCTGTGCCGTATGGTCTTTGAGCTGTGCCGCGTGTTTTGCCAGCTCCTTCGAATTGACTGCGATGTTCGCGGCGTTGTCCTGAATGTTCTCAGTGTTCCGTGCGATGTCCTGCGTGTTCTGGGACAGGGTCGCGGCCTGTGCATCGTTGACCGTCTCGATGGCAGAGAGCCGGGCATCCTGCTCCCGGTCCTTTGCCTGAAGTGCAGAGATGTCCGTATCATTCGAAGAAATCTGCCGCTGAAGGTCAGCGTCCTTTGCTTCGAGTGCGGCGATGTCGGTAACAGCCTGAGACTGCCCGGCCTGAAGGTCAGAGATAGACGCGTCGGCGTTGTCCACGCGCTCTGCAAGAGCGTCCACCCGGGCGACAGTGGACGCAACAGAGTTCTTCATCTCTGCATTGTCCTTGTCATACTGGGTTATCTTCTCCCGAAACTCCCGGTTATCAGATGCAAAACCCGTAACCTGTTCCGACAGGTCTTTCACCTGATTTTTGTACTCTTCGACCTGTGCATTGTACGCGCCAGTCAGCGCCCAGTACCGCTCATTCTTGATGTCGATGCCGGGCGGCACAGGACACTTCGAAGTGTAGGATTCTCCCTTATAAGTGACGATTGTCAGGGACTCGTATCCCCGCTCAGTGTCCCAGTCGATAGGCTCTGCAAACTTCGGGACGTACCGCGCCCCGACGTACTGAGACGGCCCACAGCCCGGGGGCGGGGGCGGAGTCGGACGCGGCGGGCGCGGGGGATGGCAGGGGTGGCATTCGCCGCCCGGTGCGTAAGGTGCAGGCTCAATGGGGAACGGATGACAATTCTTCTCGTGTGCCATATTGTTTAAGCTCCTTCCTTAATAATACTTGATGATAAGATGACCGTATTCCGGTTCTGTGATGTCCGCGCCAGTATCGAAAGTGAGCCACTTCCAATTAGCAGGAACATAAGCGCAGAATCGCCCGGAGTCGGTCAGCCCAAACCACACAAAATGCACCATTTCATTGACCATTGCGGGAAGGTTCTTATCTGCCCACTCGATGAAACGTCCGTCTTCAAAGTCTCCGCTGTTGAGACGGTCGTTGATGCAGTGTTGTGCATCGGTCAGGGCTTTTGTGGCCTGATTCAGAGCGGCAATATTGCCGCTATTGGCGTCCAGCCCTTTCGAGAGCTGTTCTACAAACGCCTGCAAGCTCTGAATCTGGCCTACCATCCACCGAAGGTCATATTGGAAAGGGTCGCCGGGAGTGGTATAAGCAGGATAAAGATTGCAGTTCATTACTTCTCCTTTCTGCCGATAAGGCTTTCCAGATAGTTGTCGGCGGCAATGGCGTCTTTGGTAAAGCTGTTGTTCTCCCACCACGCCCAGATAGCCGCGGCGACGGTCATTCCCGTAGAGATGAGCTGTTCAAGCTGTGTATCATCTACGGGAATGGGGCTGTGTCCGGTAGCGCTGAGAATCTGGTTTGTGAGAGCCAGAATCAGAACGGCGGTACGGGTCAGCGTCGAAACCTTTATTTTATTCATGCTTACACCCCCTTTCTCTGAGAAACTGGACTTCACTTTCAAGGTCTTCTATCCGATGATTTGCAACCTTGAGTTGCTCTTCCAGCACGGGGACTCTTGCAATCAAGGTATTGTGTTCCCGTACTTCTCTTGTCAGTTCATCCAGTTTTGTATCAGTGACGGCCTGCGATTTACCGTTAGCAATGAGGACGCCTGTCAAAGTGATTATTCCGGTTATTACAGCCGCTATCACTTCATTCATATTCTAACACCCCCGTCAATAACAGTCAAGGCAGAAAGAACGATGGAAGTCGTCAGCGATTTTAACGTAAATATCGAACAGAACAACGGCCCTTTCTGCTTCTATCATCTGTTGGGTAGTCGTGACGCCGATGTTACCGGATTTAGTGTATTCATGTGTCACGGTGACGGTGGTGTTCTCCTTCCCTGTCTCAAGAGAGACGGCGTGTTCGTTGTGCTTGTTGTCCTTCAAAGACTCTTCCCGGGTGCGGTCGTCATACTGGTTTTTCTTGACGCTCCCGCCCTTGGTAGTTCCCTTATCGGAATGCTGGTCTTTCGAGATGCTTTCTGCACGGGCATCATCCACAGTACCGTCAGACGCCGTCGCATGGGTATCGCCGTGGGTATCGGAAGTGGACAAATCACGGGAAGTTTCGAAAGCATGATTTTCGGTGTTCTGGGTCGTGTCTTGGTCAGTGGTCACGCCCTGTGTGAAGTCGGTGTTCTGGGTCGTGTCTTCATGCTCTGTCCAGTTGGTTTTCTTGGTTTCGTCCGAATGGCCTTTCTCATCGGTGACGGTGTGGCTACTGCTGTCAGGCTGATAGGTTGCTTCATTTTCGGCAGACAGTTTGTTTTCGGTATCGCTGACGGTGTTTTTGGTCGTGTCGATTTTGTCCGTCATAGTCTCATCATGTGTTGTGTCCCGCGTCCCCACGACGCCAGTATGAGAAGTGGTATCTACCTGAGCGTCAAGCGTCCCCGTAATATCTTCGACGAAGTCACGGGTTTTTTCTCCCTCTGCCGTCGAAAGATTGTTGTCGTGATAATGTCCATCTTCCCTGTTCCACCCGTCATGCACCGTTTTACTGTGCTGGGTGGCGTCGTCTGTTTTCCAACCGTCGGCGGCTGTATCTTCATGATAAGCACCATCTTCTGTGTTCCATCCACCTTTTGTTCCGGTGGCAGACGCGGTATCCGTCGCCCCGCCGTGGCTGTGTGCGTCGCTCTGAGTGCTGGTATCCCGGTCGGTGGTCGTGGTATCCGTGCTCTTTTCTGTCATGTCTGTGTTCCATATGGGATTGTAATTGAGCTTAGTTGTTGCAAAGAGCTTTTCCCAGATGGGGCAGTTCTGTTTTGACCAGAAGTAAATTTCATTCTTCATATAGTAGGGGTCGGGGCGATACAACGGGGCAAGTCCGTGCAGGCGGCGTATGGTCGAAATAGCCTGCATCTTATCCAGCCCCACAGGCAATACCATGTTTGCGAATAAGTCATGGTCAAACATCAACAGCGCTTCAAGGTTTGCACCGCTGTCCAGCTCATTCACTAATGTTCCGTAATAAACGGGCATCGTCTTCACTCCCTTCCGTGTCCTGCTTCGGTTCATTGATTTTGAAAGTAATGTTCAGACCGTACATTTTATTCACTTCTGCAAGGGACTTTTCAAGGCAGATTCTCCACACTTCCCGACGGTTGAACGTCTCTGCGTCCGCGCTTTCGCTTTCGTTGACGTTCATACGCTCTTTCTTGTCGGGCTGTACCTTAATCCCCAGTTCCCTGTAGAAGTCCATGAGAATCGTGCGGCGAAACTCCATCAATTCAGGAAGGATGAAGTTTTTCGACAAATCACGGTCAATTTGCATGATGGGCAGTTCATAAGACCCGCCCTCTCCGGTCTTGCCGTCAATGGGACGTTTGAGGTCTGCATTTATCACAATGGCAGGCTCTCCATTTGCCAGCCTTTGGAACATCATTTCAAGGCTTTTCTTTTGCTTGTCGTCTTTGGCAAACGCGCCATATGCAAACCGGGCATTCAAGGCGCTCTGCCGAATGGCTACTTCTGCATGTTGCATCTCAACGGCGTACTTGGTAATGATGTCCCAGATACCCCGATAGTCGGGAGTGAGCTTGATAACACCGCATTCAGTACCTATTTCAAGAGGGCGGTTGAACTGGAAGAACGGCGTTGAAATGGTCATAGCCCGGGGCTGATACTGCAAGCCATACCCCGAAGGATAGCCGGGCTGTACCACTATGCCGTATTTTTTCGTGTTGAACACCACCGCATATCCCATTCGGAAAAGCTGGTACATGAATGCATCGTAGTCCCAGCCGATTTGTCCGGGTGCGGCTTCGGGCAGGCCGTTAAACTCGATGATAGAGCGGCATCTCTGGAAGAAGGAACGCTCCCAGTAATTGAGGGCATCATTAGAAATGCTTTTGATAAATGTTCCACATGGAACACCGCCGTCAAAGAATCCATTGTAACACTGATACATTATCTTCACCTCACTCGATAAATACACCGCTGTCCATAGCGCGGTTGATATATGCTATCTCATCCGGGTTTGCGCCTTCTGGCTGACAGGAGAAACCGCGGGTTTTGCAGTACCCAGATACAGGCGTCGCTACTTTCATAACAGGGTATCCATAAAGGCCCTGATACCCGGCATCGTTAATAGGGGGATAATACAGAAGCGTCAACCGCGCTTCGGTGGGTAACAACGTCTGTGACGCTCCTGCCGTAAAGCCCACGCTCTGGGTGATAGGGGTGATAGTCTGCCTGAGTCCTTCGGCGGCTGTTGCCGCGCCCTGCATAGCCGCCTGTACGCCGCCCGCCTTGCCGATGAGTCCCGGAGTCAGAATCGCCGCGCCGACTCCCCCGCCAAACTCCATAGCACCGCCCACAATGGTAGACGCTCCACCCATTGCCTTGATGGGGTCAATGTTGCTTGCGCCGATTCCATAGGGGCTTGAGATGTTCGTACTTCCCACAAATGCTGTGTAGTCTCCTGCTGTTACTCTCACAGTAACAGACCCGTCTATCAAAGTCAAGCACCACTCAATATCCACGGTCAGAGCGTTGTTGCACTGGTCAACCGGAATGCCTACAACGCCGATATTCGGAACGTAAACTTGAATCTGACAATTCATCCGTTTCCAGTCGTCGGCAGGCCACGGAATGGGAATGGCTGTTGTTACCTTTCTGTTATCCTTCATGGAGACGATACGGCCCGTGACCGTCGTATCAAAGCCGCCCAACGTAATCGAGCTTTGACGTCCTGCCCCGTACCGTTCAAAGTTTATCGGTAGCCAGTAACAGGAGCGGATATTTTCGACTGCTGAAGAGCCGAAGACAAACTTATTCATAAACTCAGGAAGTGCTATTTTCCAGTCGACCATAGCTTTAGTTTCTACTTCCCATAAAGCGGAAACAGCTGTCAGAAGGGTCTGCATGGTCGTCTGATTCACGGCATAAGTGGCAAGTCCACCCTTGCCCACACAGGACAGCATATAAACGCCCGTATCGGGGTCTAAATTGCCGTCCGTAATATCGAGAGCCACGGTGGAAACAGTCGGACGTCTTGCGACGTTCTGCCGTGCGTCCTGCAAACGAAATTGTGCGCCGCTTGCGTCACTGTTAAAACCGTACTCGATAAACGCCTTAGTTTTCAGAATCGTATCCCGGTAAGTTGCCAGCGGGTCAATCGTAAGACTGATTTGCCAGATATTAGCCCGAAGGGTGGTAATGTCGTCTATCCAGTAAAACGACTTGGTTTCTTCGCAGTGGCAATAGTTCCATTGCGGAGAAATGTTTATCGAATTGATTGTACAGTAGATAACAGGGTGTTCCATGCTGGTAGGTTTCTTAAAATCGCACCGCTCTAAATCCTTCAATACTCCATAGTCAAAAGCCTTGGTAGAATTGAGCCGCTTTTCGACGTTTCCAAAATGAAAATGGTATCCGTGTTTCACGCTGGGTGCGGGGACAGCTCCATTGAAAGTGCCTGCCATTCAATTCACCTCTTTCTATAAAATAAGCCCCGCCCCAGAGGGGGCGGGGCATTCAGACGTTTACGGGCCGGGAACAACAGGGTCAGCCATATAATAGAGAATGGCGTTTTCCGTGGGGTCGAGAGTATAGTTCATCTTCCAGTGGTGTTCGATGTTCCAGTACTCACCCCGGGTGTTGAACGGGGTAGTCCACACATTGTCCTTAAAGTAGGTCGTTGCCATAGCGCGCTTGTCGTACAGCAGACCCACGACGTAATCGAGCTGGACGGGCTTGCCCTTCTCCGCCTGTGCGGTAGCCACGTTGAACTGTGCGGGGGTTACGTTGATTGCAGAGCGATTGTTGATGTTCTGCCAGAAGGTAACGCCCTCATAGTTGCCGAAGGACAGATAGCCCGGGCCGAAGATAGCGGGGTAGACCCACGCTTTGGCGTCGTTAATAAGGGGCTGATACAGAAGAAGTTTCTGCTCACTCTTGGGAGTGTGACGGAACAGGTGAAGGGTGTTCCCTGCGTCATCGGTACACTGGGGAGTGAGATGGAAAAGCTCAGTGGACTCTTCCAAAAGCGCGCTGTCCGTTTCCAGACGGCTCACGAAGAAAGACAGAAACTCCTGCAAATGAGAGGTCAGCAGTTCATGTGTGGTATAGGCGGTATTGCGGGCCACGTTGAACGCTTCAGTCAGATTCACCTTGCTCCCCGGCTTGCCCGTGTTGTAGATAGCGCCCATATAGTTCATGACGCAAAGACGATTCTCCATCTCTTTCCAGCGGGCAACGTCGTTCTGAATCTCGACCGCCATACCCTGCATGAAAGCGGAGAAATCAGACTCAGACCGGAATGCCGTGTTGAGCTGGTCAAGGAAACGGGTGTACGTCTGATTCAGAACTTTCTGGTCGCCGTACCACATCTCAAACGGATACCGCTTCTTGATTTTGTACATATCAAGGCTGTTACCGTCTACCAGAGTGTCCGGGTTCTGCTGGGTGTTGATGAAATCGGACTGCTCAAATTCGCCCGCGAAGAAGGCGATTTTCCGCATATACAGCCCCCAGTCCTGATTGCTTACTTCAACGGAAGTGAAGCGGCCCGTATATGCACGGCTTGTGATAACGGTACGCGCAACCATGTTAGAAAGGGCCTGAAGCGTCCCTTCCTTGCTGGTAGAAAGACACATCTGCCCGACGTTGATAAAGGAAGAAGTATCGACGGCGGTGATAGTCCGCTGGCCTGTGACGTCCTGAAGAACGGCATTGACGATAGCATACACGTCCTTCGGGCGGAACACATCTGCTTTGGCAAGAGTGGGCATATTGTTCTTAGATTTTGCCATGATTTACACCCCCTTCGAGAAGTCCGGTGTGGCGTCCGGTGTTGCAGGCGTGATAGCCGCCCGGATAATGTCATCGACCGATACGGCATCGGCGGTATCCCCGCTCAGACTCCCCGCCGTGGGGGTAGCCAGAGTGTCAAGGCGCGCCGTGAGTGCGGCGATGCTTTGGGCCATAGCGCCCCAGTCCGGTGCAGACGGGGCGGCAGACGGGGCGGCAGAAGCAGTAACATTTGTTGCAACGTCACCGGGCAAGGGGGGCGCACCCGTCTGCGGCGCGGCCTTGGGAGTAGTGGGGGCGGGTGCGGGATTGTTACCCAGAAGGGCGGCAATATCGGCTTTGGAATAGCCTGCACGGGCCAGCAGAAGAACATCATCGAGTTTCATTTAATAAGCTCCTTTCCAACGGCTTTTACCGTTTCTTACATCTACATGAGTAAATGTGTGGTAGATTCCGATACCCCCAGACGCTCCCAAAAAGCACTCTGCATACTGGGCTACTTTCGCCGGGCTGACTCCTTCAATCCGAATGTCAGCCGCCTTTCCTTCGCAATGCTGAGACTTCGGAGAAGCGTTTTTAAGAGTCTGATTATACTCCTTGGAACGGTATCCGCTGTTAATGTGGACTGGCTTGCCAGTCAGACGTCGGATGTTCTCCAAAAGGTCAATCAAACGGGGGTCGATGATAACATTATCACAGGGGTCTTTCCTGCTGTGAAACTCCTTCACTTTGAAGTGAGGAGAGACAAACGTGTTTGCGTCTGTCCTATATGAGTACAGAAGCATTCGCTTCGCTCCTTTCTAGAAAACGGGGGTATGCAAGATAAGAATGCTACTCCACGCCCTTCCGGGGCGCTTATCTTTTGGAGTCCCCCGCACCTTTATAATAGCACTTATTCTTCTTTCATGTCAAGATATTCTCTTATCTTGATAAGGGCCGGGACATCGGAACACCAAACTTGACCCAAAACAAACATCAAACCAAAGTAGGGATGAGCCAGTCGGAATGTGTTTCGCCCTGCCTGTGTGTCGGGGTAGACTTCGTGGGATTGGTGCGGGGAACTGCACAGGTAATAGTGTGCATCATCGTATTTGTAGCAATACAAATCCCCGACCTTAAACTCCGGTTTCATGCCGCGCAAACTCATCGGATGGACTGCTTCAAGATTGTTATAGCTGAATTTGTTTTCCATTGCCATCTGATAGAACTTTGAATCCTTATTCTTCATCATGTGTTTCATGAACGCGGTTTGAGCGCGTTTTTCACTGACACGCTGAGACTTCGGCATGCAGAGGAAAACACCGCTGTCTGTAAGTGTCCACTCCTTGCCCGTCCTTGCCATTTTCGCAATCTCATCGACAACGCCCAGTTCAACCAACACGGGCGACGTAATGTCAAAAGCATTTGCAAGTAGCCACATTCTCAACGGGGGTTTGCCTTCCAGCTCTCTGTTACCATTGATAGTGACATAGGCGTTCAAAAGTGCGTCGCCCTCTGCCTTGCGTTTTACAACGATTTTCTCCGGGATAAACTCATCATATACGACATCATGAAAGGCAGAGCCATTGAAACCACGGATGTTCGCAATACTGGGAAGGGTCATCCCTATGCCATATTTCTTGATACAGTCTTTGGGCTTTCCGTCCTCATACTCATATTGTCCTATGGTATATGTCACCTTTCCGCTCTTCACAATGTCCACATCAAACCCCTCATTTTTGAGGGGTAAGAAGGGATTTAATTGCGGGTCAGACGTAATTGCATCAAACTCTGTGGTGGTGCGACGCAGATACAAAAATGGCTTGTCGTTCTTCAGCTCATACAGCAGTGTTCCGTATGTCTTGCCCACCTGTCTTTTACCTATTATAATGTTACACCATGCCCCTAACGCAGAAACGGCTGGGATATTTACCCAGCCGTCTTTTGTATAGAGGTCTAGCGTAACGTCACTGTTACGCTTTCCCATTGTCACACCTCATAACGGGTTTTCCAATCGACCGGGTCGCCCGCCTGTGTGGCGTGGTCAATGACGGTCTGAGAGATAGCGTCTTCATCGTCACTGTCAAGCCACAGCCCGACGGTATCCACCCACTTATCGGACTTGTTGTTCTTGGTCTGCGGGGGGCTGACAAACGCGCCATTCTTGCCGTCAATGACCTTCATGTTGTAGATAGCAAGGCCGGGAAGGTTGAGAGTGAAAGCAATGACCTTGTCACTGAGGAAACGACAGCCGCTGACAGTCGCCCCCTTGATGTTCAGTTTGGGCTTGTCGGCGTAGTCATACTCAGGAGCGGCGACGGTAGAACGATTCTTCTTGAAAGTAGCCATAACTTAGTCTCCTATCTCAGTTCTGGGACGCGTGGATTGCGTCCAGCTTGTCAATGATGGTATACAGCAGTTCATTTGTTCTGGCCTGTGCGTTGAACATCTTCGTCAGAAGGTCAACGATTGCGGCCAGCTTGTTGTTGATGTCCTGCATGATTCTGTACCCCCTTCAGCCAAAAATCCAACGACTCAGGAACTGCTTTCCCACGGGGTCAGCGTTTGCAGGATACAGCGCAGAGGGCTTGAGATGGTCGTTGTAGATGGTTGCAATGAGGTGGTTCTGGGCTTTAAGCTCTGCTTCCATCTGGGTCATGCTCTTGTTTTCGTGGCAACAGGGATTCCACGCGGGGCTGTACGGAAAGCCGTGTCTTGCGCCCTCTTCGAAGGCCGTAATGGGTACGGGGTCAAAGCGGCCCACACCGGACACGATGTTCGAAAGATTTTCGTCCTTGTCATAGACCAGACCATAGATGTTCTGGGCGGCGTCCTCATAGAGCAGGACATAGGACACATTTGCCGGGACACAGCACCCGGCTGTGCAAGTATCAGGCATCTTCTCCCTCTTCTTTCTGGGGTGCGTCCGGGTCGTTGTCGTCCGGTTTCTCCCCCGTCTCTTCAAGCTTGCTGTGCAGGTCGTTCCATGCGAAGTCTGCCGGGACAACACCACACATAACAGAAAGGATATTCGGATAGTTGACATCGAGAGCGTCCATTTCAAAGACTTTCGTCCCGGCCTTGCTGGCTACGACCTTATAGCCGTCCAGTTTGGCACACTCTGCACAGGTGCGGACATTGTGCGCTTCGATGAAAAGAAGGTCATAAACCTTCTTTGCCTTAACAGCGGTGAGAAGGACATACTTGATAGAACATTTCATGAGGTCTTATCTCCTTTTGTAGTAGTGGTGGATATTCGGTATTTGAAACGCTGTTGTGTTTCATGGTTTTATTGTACTCTTCTCAAGGCCGTTTGACAACAGTTTTGGGCGGCTTATTTTGTAAACATTTTATGAACGCCTTGCACCCCTGTTTGTGTTCTTCATTGCGTACATCCTTGCATCCCTGTTGGTGTACCACGTTGTATACATCAGGCCCGTGTCGAGGATTGGGGGAAAAAATAGTTAAAAAGTTTTAGGTAGTACCTATTT